CACCGTCATATCTTCTAAAGAGCCTAGGCCATCGCTTATGTACTTTAACGTAACTACTCTACCTCTTATGTCTGAGCTAAACCTAATCATACCGTTTACGTTATCTACATAAAAAGTACCGTTTGATTGAGCATTTTCAGGATCTATACCATATCTACCTCCGTAAGCATACAATGCAAGCAAATCGGGATTGTTTGTTAAATCAAAATTTCCTCCTCCAGGACCTCCTAATGGAAAAGCACTTCTGGCATTCCATCTAGTTAATGTCTCCGACTGAGCATCAGTAATTAACCCGTGAGCTGCATTAAAAGTATATTCACCTGCAGCATTTTGAGTTGGCGCCTCTGGGTTGCTAGTTAAGTTTGTTCTATATATTATTCTTTCTATACCGCCGTTATCCACCCAGGATAGCTTAGTGTAATTCACATAGTCTTGCGGTAACACCATATAAAGCCCCGGAGGCACTTCAATTTCTATAGACTTATCTTGAGGCAATACATCAAAGCTAAATTCTTGTATAGCTCTTTGTGCCCAATAAGCAACATCCGTTCTTCTTACCTTTGTTATAAGTTTATCTTGGCCAACATGGGAAATCATAAAATTATTTATAATATCAGCTATACTAACAAACTGATAATTGCCATAACTTTCATCTCCACTATCCCATACGCCGTCTGCTCCTAAGTAATATTCTTCTGAGGTTTGATTTATCAATGCCATATATTATGATTTTTCTTGTTGGTTAGTTTGCGCGCTCATTTGACTTGCTACTTGATACATTCCTATGTCTTGAACAACCAGCCCTGCAAATTCTAATATCTTTATTACTAATTCAGTTTCTTCTGATATGTGCAATTCAAAGTTTACGGCCTGTGTTGCATCATATAATGCTTCACCAAAAACCATTTGGTAGCCCCAGGCAACTTTAGAAGGTTTTCTTATATAGTTACAGCTTACCCCAGTAATTATTGCAGCGTCTCCATATACTTGATAACCTAAATTAGAGGCTACAAATACGGGTCTTGAGTTTGTTGGTTTTGCAAGAGAAGATTGATTAATGTATAAGAACTCATTATAATTTATTCTCTCTACCTCAACTTGAGTAGTTGTGGTTACCACGGTATTGGGAGCCGGGTATAAAGACTTACTAGTTGTAATATTATCAAACACTATAGTCCCTAACCTGTATAAGTTAGCAGGGGTAGACCAATAAGCTCCAGCGTAAACCATAGCAGCATTTGTTTCAAATATATTTATTTTTTCATTAAGTATGTTAAGCATATCGGAGAATTCGGTATCGTTACCGGGTAATCTTCCAAACTGATTAATATCGTAAAAGTATTGCTCAAATATATCTAGCTGCGCTTGATTAGCGAACAGATTAAATTCTTGGGGTGTTACATACCCTCTTTGCTCTTTATTAAGTATTGCTAATACCCTTTGATAAACAGTATCTACGCTTACAGCCATAATTTATTTTTTATTTTATATAGTTATAGGCCACCTTTCAGCAGCCTATTACTATAAAGGTGACTAATTTAGTCTTTTTTCTATTGCCTTGTATATTTCCATACCTTCATCCGTTCTAAAGAATGCTGATAGTGCAAAGTAAGGATGCTCGTCAAACGGCACTGTCATTACTTTTCTACCGGTATTTCCGTATGTAAAGGTTCTTTGGTCTTGTGATAAACTTAATATACCCATTTCAACGGCTTTTGCCCCGAAACTTCTTAATTGAGTATTTTCATCTGTAGCTAATTGTAAGAATAAATTTGGATTCTTTTTAGCAAAGATAAGTACATCTCTTTTAATTTCAGAGGATGAAAGTTCCGTTACAACCGCTCCCATTTCAACGCGTAGGATAGCCTCTGCTTCGTCAACAGATAAACTTTTAGCTAGATTCAATGCTTGTAATTCAAACTCAATCCAGTCAACCTCGTTGCTTGCTTGCTGAGCAGGCTTGTATTCTTCATATATATAAGATTTTAAAGCAGGGTGATATAAAGACAATAGTTTTTGTAATGCAACATTTTCTTTTGGCACTCTAAGTACGCCGTCTCTAAAAACAATGCGTCCCATAACTATCTGTCCCTGTTGCTCATCTACAAAACAAGATCGCTGATTAGTAGCGTATCTTAATTCTCTTTGGTAACCTAGCTTTTCGTCAAAATATAATAAACTTTTTTTCCCACTATGTGATGTAGGTAATGTGAAAACAAGGGGTTTTGTTCTTGTCAATTCATATAATCTATCCTTGATTACCCACTCGTCTTTTTTTGGTGCCTCTTTTTTAGGCGTTTCTACTTTTGGTTGTACTACTGTTTCAACCACTTCCTGAGGCGCAACCTCAACTTTTTTTGCTGTAGCTTTCTTGTTAGCCATAATATAATATGATATAAATGTTAATAATGTATGACGATAGCCTGTTACTATTAATTATAATAAGCTATTGTCACTAATAAAAGTAATAACTACCCCCACAGATTCAGCAGGGGCAATCATTACAATAAACTTACTACGCTGTTCTTTTTAACAGTACGAAGTTGTTAGCTGCTTGAGTACACAAAGTTCTTTCCGATAGGAAGTGAACATTCATTGCATCCTCGTCACTTGTGTAGTTTCCACCAACTGATCCAGTTACCCAAGATTTCAAACGTCTGTCATCAGCCTCTGAAGCTCTATAACGGATGTGTAAGAATGGTCGTGAGATATTCTGTCCTAATTGTTGGTCATATACAGTAGATGTTCCTGCTGGAACAATTACTCCTGCTACATCCGTTATGCCTCCACGAGTTGTAGAATCATTTAGATATTTCCAGTCAGTCTTATAGAAATCATAAGATCCTCTACGGAATCCTGAGAAGCCTAAGTTCAACGCCATCTCTTCAGAATTTTCAAATACACCGTAAGATGTACCTCCAGTTCCGTAAGAATTTTGTTGTGCTAGCATATTATCAATGCTCAATGCAGTAGCTCTATCTAAGAACATCATGTTCTCTTCAATTGCTCCTTGCTTGTCAAGCTCTTGTAATATGGTGTCAAACGCTCCAAGTCCAGCCGTAGCAGAAGACGCACCGTCAAAGACAGCATCGTTAAATACTAAACCTCTTGTTTCTAGTGCATCAAATAAACCTTGCATACCTGATATAGTTGCTGGGGTAGCGCTTCCGTCTGTAAATACACTTTGAGCGTCAGTAGCTTCAACCATTGACATTTCTAAGTAATCTTCGAAACGAATGCGAGACTCGTGCTCAGACTTTAGGTACCATAAGTATCCTCCAGTTCCAATTTCAGTAGTAACTTCAACCCATCCGATTTGAGCGACATCTGATCCGTTAACGGCGTACTTGTCTCTTAAAATGATTGGCTTGTTACTGAATTGTGTGAAAGATGCGTCAATTGAATTACCAGCTAAGCTAGATCCTTTTCCGTATTCAGAACCATATACAAATAAGCTAACGCCTGTTTGTGAAAATAAACCAGTTGGCAATTGCCCGGTGGTAGTATCATATACTACAATATTATACACTTGCAAACCTCCTACAATAGCCCCTAAAGACACTACAAAAGCTTTTGCGGTTACATTACCTTTAGACACCACAATTGTCATATTAGGTCCTAACAAAGGAGCTTTTATAGGTGGGTTTGCGCCAGCATTTGCTGCCGGTAATGAAATTGTTTTTGCTGCTGCTGCTCCAGTAGTTGCAGTATCGTAAGCAATGTGTAATCTTCCTTGTTCTGACCAAACTACTTGATCCGACGCCATAGGCATCTCAGCTCCGACCATACGTAAAAATCCTGTGATTGTTCTGTTTCCATAACGCTCGATTTCTTTTTCGTATACCTCAGGTAAAAATTGTTGTGTAAAATCCATGTCCGCTAAAGATAGGTAGTTGTCTCCAAACAAACCTTTTATCGGGCGTGGTGTTAAGTGCGCTAAATTGGCTAATGTAGCCGGCGCGGTTGCAAATCCTGCCATAATTTTTCTTATTTAATGTGTTTAAATGTTTTAATTTTCAATTTTGAATCACTTCCCTCGGAATCAACAGATCTTACTGCCCATCCATTCGATGTTTTAACGTCTTCGTGAACACCTCTAGCGCCCATTTGTACATTTTTCGAATTAGACATACTTGTTTTCATTGCATCGGCTTTGCCTTGCTCATAAAAATGATTTGCAATAGAATCTGCATTCATAGCTGTAAACAATCCCTTATGGTACCCCGCTGCATCTGACATTTGATTATCTTTATCCAAGAACTTCTTGACAAAATTATTAATGTCGCTTTGGGTTTCCTTAATAGTAGGAGCGTCTTTAACTTTAAAACGGAATTTTTTGTCTCCAACTTGATAATCAAAACCTTTGAAATCATTGTTAAAAACACCTTCTGTTTTATTTAAAAACGTTTTTGATTGTTTTTCAGCTAACTGAGTTGCTGCTTCGTTTTCTTTTGTATAGCGATTGAAAAAGTCTACCGCTTTCTTTTGTTCAGGAGCTAGCCTTGCGCCACCTTTAATTTCCTGATAATATTTATCTTTTAATCCAGTAAGATGATTTTTAGCTTTTGCTAATTCTTCCCTTCTGGCTAGTTTTTTTCTTCGTACATCTCTTTCCTCTTCTATATCCTCATCATAAAGAAAGTTATCTTCCATCATAAAGTCTATATCCTCCTCATCTAAATGAGGTTTTGTATTAGCGTAGTACTCTCTTAATAACTGGGATTCATCTAAGTCTTCGTAATCTTTATTAAGCTTTACGTAATCTTCAAGAGTTCCGCTAGTTTCATTCATAAAGTCTACAACCTTTTGAATATTTTCAGGTAATTCCGCACCTGTTTGTTGTTCGTACTCTACTGCCTCTTGAATTTCTTCTGCTAAGTCTTGCGCTTCTTCCACAACTTCATCTGTCACTTCTTCTATAAATGATTCTATAGGTGCTATCTCTGCCGTAGCTTCTGGCTCTACTTGCGCAATCTCTTGTACAACCGGTGTTTCTTCTGGTATTGGCGCAGGCGTGGGCAGCGGAGCTTCCTCTTCGGATTTAGCTAGCTTTGACATATCTAGCTTAATGGTTCCTTCGTCGTCTACCGACATAGGGCTTGTATCAACAATTGCCTCTTGTGGCGCTTCTACTTGTTCTGTTTGTTCTGTTTGTTCTGACATGATAAAATATTATATGATTATTATTATTATTATTACCTAGGATCGAACGCTCCTAAGCCAAATCCTTGACTCATTACGTCATTTCCTGCGGATTCAAAGTTTTTTGCTGGGGAATCGTTTTTTCTTTGCTCGATCATTTCGCTTTGCTGAGTACCCTGTATCCTGGTTCTTTGATCTTTACGATCTTCAATTTCTTTTTCTTTAGATTTAGCCCCGTCTACTTCTATGCCTTTTAACTGCATATTATACTGAAACTCTAATCCCATTAATTCTTTTTTAGCGTTAACCTCAATGCTTATTCTTTTTTCCTCTATAGAGCCTTTTAACTGTTCTAGCTGAGACTTGGTTTGGAACAAAGCCTGATCTTTTTGTATTTCCGCTTGTGCAGCAACTTGCTGAGCCTGGGCATTAGCTTGGGCCTGAGCCTGTATGTTAGCTTGATTTTCAGCCTGTAATCTTTCTTGTCTTTTCTTTTGTTTAACTTTAAGAAGTTGATTCGCTAATTTAAGGTTTTTTACTTCGCGAATATCTATAGCGTCTGAAAGATCTATACTGCCTTGCTGTAACGCGACTTGAATATTGTTTTCTAAAGCACCCTTTTCTTCTTCATCGGGCATTAACTCTAAAGATATACCAAAGTCGTGCATGTATAAGTCCGACATTTCTTCTAATATACCAACATTAAACCTGCCTATTTTAGTTATAAAAGCTTCTTTAGCTGGGTGGTATTCTATTATGTCTGATATTCTTAATGATAAACATTCGCAAAGCTCTCTTGTTAAGTATAACCCTGAATCAAGTATATGTCTAGTTGCAGTATTCGAATTTGCTGCAGCTAGCTTTTGCACACCTACTAATGCTCTAGAGTCCGGAGTAGATCCGTCTCTTGCTTCATTTAAACCGGTTACGTCTCTTATCATTTGCAGATAATAGTTGTAAGTTGCAATTAATGTTTGTAATTTTGCGCCGCCGCTTCCAGTAGGAACTTCTTGTATAGGTACTTTACCGGGATTCATATCCCCGTCCTGTGTAAACGACCTACCTATTATAGAACCTGTTTGAAAAAACATATTTAATGCTTCTTGCGGATTATAATTTGTTCCATTACCTAAATCTACTTCATTAATACCATCAGCGTCAAGGTAAACTCCGTCGGGTATCATTCTTTGCAGTACCTGCTGTAATTTCAAATGAGTCAATTGCACCATATCAGCAAACCCTGTACACTTGCTTACTAATGATTCTATTTTGCCCTTGTACATTCTAGGCGCAGTAATAGCGTAATTCATTTTAACTTTAGATACATCACTTTTAGGGCGCATCATATTCTTTGCCATCTCCCACTTAAGCATTATATCTGTACCTACAATCATAACGCCTTCATAAAGTACTTCCAAAGATCTTGACATTTTACCGAATTGTTCTTCTAGCATTTCTACTGGAGGATCAAATTGATCATCACGCACTATTATTTTAGTTGCACCTGTTGCAGTTTCTTTGACTTTATATACTTCATTCATATAAGTCTTATAATTAAAGTATAAGACCTGTATCACGTTTGAATCCCTATTGTTATTGTATTGATTACTCACGCTCTGATCAAAAACACCATAATTCTGTGTGCCTTGTTGCTGAATTCTTTCTAATTGCCCTTGAGTTAATTCAGGAAATTGTTTTTTAATTTCATTTATTGGTACAAATTTAACTTCTCCGGCGTAATATATATCTTGAAAATAAGGGTCTTCTGTATATGAGTATACTAAATAAGCTGGGTCAACATAATCAATAGTAACACCTTCGGATTCTGAAAAGTTATTTTTAACACACCCTATACCTAGTGTTGCTAAATCTAAATAAGTCCTTCTTTTTGTCAGGTCATACCTATTCTCGTCTAGCAGTGTGTTAAGCGCTGTTTCTTCGGCTATTTCTATGCCCTGCTTGTAAGTAAGCTGCATGTGTATATCTAGCTCCTCTTGGGAATCTGGTAAAGTTTCTGGGGGATTTTCAAAAAGATTGATACCAAAATTCTCTTTAGCAAAATTATTTAATTCTTCTGTTTGCTTGTCTCTTATAATAGACTCCATATAAGCGGTCCTTTTGCTTACGCCGTAAGGGTCCTGCGAATAAGTAGTAATATCAAAAGATCTATCAGCTATACCGTTAACAACTATATCAACAAATTTTGACAATATTGGAACCGGTTTCCAGTCTAAGTTTAAATAAGATAAATCTCCATTTATGGAAAGTTCATCTTTGTATTTTTGCACTGGCTGTTCGCCCCTTGAATATAACCTTAATGTATGAAAAGAATTTTGATTACTTCTAAAGCGAGTTACGCCCGAATTGCTACTGAACCATTCATTTTGAATCGCTCTACCAACTCGTAATCCGTAATCCTGAGAAACTTTCTCCTGGTCACTTACTACTTGGCTAGGGAAAAAACTATTTGTTACGCTATTCGCCATATTATTTTCTTATTATTTTTGATGCCGTACCCTCGTG